GCTAGCTTCTTCAACAGTGTAAGCACCTTGCCGCTGACCTTGCACAATCCTGTTTACTTCTCTTGCATAAAGATTGTAACGTTCGTCTTCTTCTTTTTTATTGTCTTGTGCTCTAGCTGTGGCCAAACCATGAGCAACTGTAGACATTGCTTTTCCAATATCAATATTGATGGAAGGTCTTTCGTAGCCTCCATAGTTTCTGGAAATAGGTGCTCTAAAGCTTGTGCCGTAGTTGACACTGACACCTCTAGCGCCTGTCACATATTGTGCTTGTTCCTGTTGCTGTGGCAATTGAACGTCTGCCATTATTTTTCTCCTTTAGTGTGAATTAAACTTTCAAAAGATTGTTCAACATCTCGTGGTAACTCTGTTTCATATTTGACTTGTTGTATTGATTTAAGTGAAAAGGCTTTCTTAGATACATAATCACCAACTGCTTTATCTAAAGTAACATCTTCAACATTACCAAAAGTTGCTTTTATATCTCTTTTTGCTATTTCTTCAAGCATCCTCAGTTTTTTTACAGCTTCTGCAGCAGCTGTTATGTTTTCGTTATGTGTTCTACTATCGACTCCTAAAGCAATCAAATGATCTTTTAGATGTAGGTTCTCTAAATACTCAGGAAAAGTCTGATCCAAGAATGACTCAATTGTGGCACTGTCTACAGAAGACTTAACAGTGTCTCTAAACATTTCCCCAACAAGTTTTTTAGTTCTGGCGTCCTTAATTTCTAGTGGCTCTAATCCAGCAGTATACATAAAGATATCTTTTCCAGTAACTTCTTTATATTTTGTTTTAAAATCAGTGTCATAGAAGTACATAAGATTTGTTGTCAATCCTGTATAAAGATTGGCCATCTTTCTGATACCTGTTGGCAAGTCTTTATCCTCGGCGGCCTTCATAGCAAACATCATAAGACTAGCGTCATCAACTGTTGCAGTATGGTATATATCTCTTATCAAATTATAAGCAGCTCCCATACGGCTCCAAATCCTTAGCGCAGGAATGTTAAATATTACGTTACCGTTTCCAGCCTTGTTGTGAATATCTGCAAATCTTTCAAGCATTTCACCAAAATCAAGACCTTCAGAAATTTCATATCCGTATTCATTTGCAAGATTTGTAAGAAGTCCGTTAACAATTACTTTACTTACTTCTGGATCTACTTCGTTTTCATTAGCTAACCAATTATAGGCGTTTACTGCAGCCTTTTCTCCCAGAGCTCCTCCAAGACCCCACATAGCTAGCTGACCACCCCAAATCTGAGCCCTCTGCATTTTAGTTAAACGAGAGTTAAACGAGCTTTCCAAGAGTCTTAAAGGATATGAAGTCCATTGCATCAACCACGGTAACTCTCTTTGGCCCCAGCTGTTACCAGCTCTTGTCATGTTTAGTGCAAGGTCATCAGCATGAGAAAGAATCTTCAAATCGTTCCAGCCTTTGCTAGAACCTTCAAGAAATGCTACAATATCTGATACACCATATACTAAATTGTTACCAGCATCTGCAAACCAATACATACCTTGTGCAATCTTGCTATTTTGTATAGCCTTCCAATGACTTTCAGAAATCATAGGCAATCGGCCTGTTGCACCAAGTGAGTCAGTTCTTTCCATAAACTTAACAAAGTCTACTGCTTTCTGTTTAGACATCATACCAATGCTTGCTAAGTGCTCAGAAACAGCTTTTATAATTCCTGGTTTGTTTCTAAACTTGAACGCAGCTCTTAAGAAAGGATATGCCATCAGTGCTTGCATAGTTCTTAAAGGTCTTGCACTAAATGTAACAGTAAGTCCCAAGGCTTGTTTCAAGAATTGTGCAGGGTTTAAGAAGCCCATGGCAGAAGCAAACTCTACCTTGGTTACAAATTTATCAGGTCTTGAATCCTTTAACCAATCATACAAAGTACCACCACGTTTAAGCAGAGGCACAAGATCATTATCAGTAAGAGAATTTGCAAGATTGAGCATAGTTCTTTTAACAATCTTATCTGTAGCTGTCTCAGCACCTATTAGCATTTTGTAGCGGTCTTGCATATTTAAAGCAGCTCTTATCTCTTTCTCGTAACCGGCACCTCTATTCATATCTATGACGGCTTTGTCAATTAAATCAAGTCTGTCAATAGGACCTGTTGGGCCATAGTCAACAAGATGACTAAAGTTTTCTGCAAAGGTTTCTTTCCACCATTTCTTAGTTTCTTCAATAGTGTTTGTTCTAGCAGCTCTTCCAATAGCTTCGTCAGCAATCTTTCTAAAGTCTAGCAATGGTGGTACATCGTCATCAATACTTGTTAACATTTCACCACGACTGTATTTATTTCCAACAGCATCTGCAACTAGGTCTCTGAAAGCATCTTCTGTGTTTGCCGCATGTTGTTCAATAGAGTCTGTTACACCATTGTTATAAGTATATTTCTTACCGTCTTCCAAAACTTCAACAGTGTTGTCAGTTCTTAACCAACCCTTGCCATTTTCTTCATTATACAAAACTTTCTTAAAGTCTTCAACATCATTTATTTTTGTTCTTCTTGTCTTAAGACTATTTATAGCCTCTTGCATAACTCTATCATCAAGTGCACCACCAGCATTATAAGCTTTAATAAGTGTGTTACATTCTTCTGCAAACTCATTAGCAGCTGTTCTGCTCATAGATGTTGTTAAAGTATTTGCCCAGCCGTTAAACTTACCTCTAACACCTTGTAAAGTTACACCCTGTTTTAAGAAATATGTACCGCGTTGATAACGTCTGATACCACCTGCTTGATATGGTGTGAGTCCATGCGGTATCAGTCTTTTATCAATTTGTTGAGCATCTACAACAACATGTGTAAACTTATTGTTATCACCCATAATACGTTTGTAGTGTTTTTCAAGAAGAACTTTTCTACCATTTTTCAGATCATCTAAAAGTTTCTTAGCATCTTTTACACCACCTTCTATATAAATATGGTTTATAAGTTCTGGGGTTTGTGGACCGTATTCAACCGGCCTTGCTACATATTTACCTTGATAAAAGCTGAACCCTTGTGCTGAAGCATCTCGTATAAAACTATCGTCCATGGTTCTATACAAGGTATCGTTCAGTTTTTTATAAGCAAAGTAAGCACTGATCTCAGTATCATTTAAACCTTTATCGACTAGCTCTTCTTTTGTAAACCATTTACCAAGTTTATTATTCTCTAACTGACCTTCATCAATGACTCTTGCAACAGTTTTAGCAGACTTCTTATTAATCTTTAAGTCTTTAGCAAAGTGTTCATAAAGTCTTTTTACCATTCCAGAGGCTTTTCTTTGAGCTTCAGAGACCCTTCCGTGGGCTTCTGCCGATTCTGCAAAGTGTCCAAAGAACCATTTTGTATAGTCTTTTGCATGTAGTCTGCTAAACTCATTCACAGTGGCTTCATAGTTTTTTCTAGCTTCCTCAGCAATGTTTGGTACTTCCTCAGCAATGTTTGGTAAAGTTTTATAAAAGTTATCTTCAAATTTAACAGGTTGAGAATATTTGATAAAATATCCACCCTCGCCTTCTACAATTTTGTAAGTGCCTTGTGGAAGTCCTATCTGTTTAATAACCTGACGACATTCTTCACCAGTTGCCATAGCTTTTTTACCATCCAATCCACCACCTATTAAGACTTCTGCAATGGTTTCACCAGCTTTACCTTTAACAACTTTGAGATCCAAATAGCGGCTACCAGCAATCTCATCATTCAGTTGTTCTACTTGTTTTGCAGCAACCTTGTATAGAATATCTTCCGCAACCTCATCAAACAAACCTGAAGCACGACCATCACGAATAATTGATTCAATTTCTGTATCTAACAATACATCTTCTACAGGTTTTGCACGGTTAAACATAGATACTGTATCATCTGAAGTAGGTTTTAATAAAGATGGTACATTGTGTTCAAGCACAGCTTCGGCTGATTTGTTACCATTTTGTATAGCTTCTACTGCAATACTGGTAGCAGCTTCTTTGTTACCGAGTTTCTTAGTCCATCTGTAGGCTTTATTAGCAGATTTAAAAGTATTTTTCAAACCTCCTAACATACCAAATGAGGCCATAGCAATAGATGACCACAGTGGATTTTCTTTTTCGTTCATAATAGCAGCATCAAAGAAACGTCTTCTCCATAAAGCAGGTATACCATAATTTTCACAGAATTTCCAAACACCTTCTATATTCTTTTTAGCAACATCTAGAGGTACTTCGAAGATATTTTTTCTAGCCCACTCAGCAAGCTTTTGTTGGCTTTCTTCATCTGATACAGATAGTGGTAAGTCTTTGATACCTGTAATACCACCAAAGTTTAATTCAAAAGCCTGTGCTCCGATGTAGCTGCCTATGGTTCCTGCAGCAAATTCAACAGCTCCTGCAATCCCCTTACCATTTCCACCATCATAGAACAAGTCTTTGTAGTTGTCTAGCATCAAGTCTCTAGCATTTTCTTCTTCTTCTTTATCAAGATCTACACCAGACGATACAGTGTTCCATTTAGTGGATTCATTATAGGTTATTGCATCAGCTTTACCATTTCTTACAGCAAGCTTCTCTAAACCTGTTTCAGTATCTTCAACAGTTGTTCTGGGTTTGTAAGCACCTATAAACTCCTCTGCTTGAATTGGTGTCATGTTTCCGTTGCGAAGATTGTCTTCAGTAGCGCTGTAAACTTCTCCCATTTCTTCTTGGTTTAATTCAAGAGCTGCTACAGACCTTGCACCATTAAAATCAACAGTTGGCTCAATGCCTGCCATATCTTGCATAAAGTTTTCGTTGCCTATTCTAATAGGTTCAGAAGGATCCGGATTACTGTAGTCAAGTTTAATTTCAGGAATGTCTGATTGAAGTTTTATTTCTTCTATTTGGCTCATGCTTTGTAACCTCTGTTGTCGTAATAATCTTGTTTAGGCATACCTCTTAAAAGGCCGGTAGAATTTCTGTAAAGGCTGTACAATTCGAGTGCATCTTTAGCAGATGATAAATAGCTAGTACCTCTTGTTATAGTTGGAGACAGTTCTGTGAATGTTGACGAGGCTGTACCAGCTTCTGAAGTAAAGGAAACAGTTGTTGTGGCCCCTCCTGCTTCAGTAATTGTACCAGTACTGCCAGCAGTTCCTGCAGCAGATCCACCTGCAAAAGCACCGGCGGCAGATCCTATCAAAGCCATTGATTCGATTGTTCCTTGTATTCCACCAGCTACAGCAGCTCTTCCGCCACCTGTAGCAGATACGGCACCAGTAGCTGCAGCACCACCTATACCAGCTGCAACAGCACCTCCAACAGCAGTTGCACCCAGAGCCAAAGCAGCACCACCTGTTAAAACACCTGCAGCAGCAGCAACAGCCATACCAGCCACAGCAGCTCTTTTATCAGCCTTTGCAGCTTTTTTTTCATATCTGGTTGCTTTCTCTTGCAGTCTTTCAATAGCTTCTGCACGGTTGGAAACGTCAACTGAATATCCATAGTCACTTGCAAGACCTGAGTTAATGTTTGCCATCTGTCCTTTGTGAGCAGTTGTAGAAACATCTGCAGCACCACCTTCAAGCATTCTCAACTGAGCTGCTGCAAATCTTTGTTGTCTAATATTTGATAATAGGTCTCTGCCAAAGTTCAAGTCTTCAAGATCTTCTTGAGCCTGTCCTGCCTCTACTCGCAGTTGTTTAGCAGCTCTCCCCCATTTTTTACCACCTGTAAATACGCTCATTAAACCCTCACAATAAGATTGATTCCAGCCAATCTAAAGTCTTTATTATAATCGTTGCTAATTTCTACTTGAAAAGCTTTTCCCCTACCTCTTACATGCAGTCTTGATTCTACATATTCATCGTATAAGAAGTCTTTCTGAGGCCTATATCCGTTTTGTACAATATCCCACCTGTTACTTTTATCTGCCTGTGACCATCCCCAACGAATTCTTAACATAGCACCTGATGCAGATATGTACACATTCTTTTTAGTTGTTTTAGCTTCTTCTGTACGTTTAAACAGTGTCTGCATAATTGGGGCCTGTTTGTTAAAGTATGTGTCTTGTACATTTATAGGCCTGCTGACCATATAAGAGTTGAATGGATTTGTAGAAAAGTCTATAAACTCTCTACTGTTGTAATCTCCAAAACCAACCTTTAAACGATAGTCTGTATCTTCTTTACTAATGCTTGTTATAAGATGCTGTATTGATACATATCTGTTATATTTATTGGTTTCATCTACAGCCGTAACACCTTGATAGTCTGGTGTCTGAGATTCACTAATACCTTGGTAAGAATATTTATATTCACCTGTGGCAGTTATTGTATACCGTTTTGAATCCGGCAGATCACCAAAGTCTACAATACTTCCATCTGTTTCATAAGCATATCCGTCAGTCCACACTATATACCAGTCGTCATCAGATTGTGTTTCATTGTATATTGTTGACCATGGAAAATATTTATCATTTACAGTATCGTAATAAACTTTTGTAAACGTACCAGGATTTCCAACACTTTCTAACAGATATTCTGGATATGATGACACGGTGATTGTGTTTCCATTACCATCTTTCATACCATCTTCAGAGGCTACAACACGCATGTCACCAGCTCTTAACCATTGTGTTGGCACAATTTGATAGCTTGACAGCACTTGGAATGGATATGATAAATATTGAATCTCACCGCCTTCGTCATTTCCTGTACCGCTTCCTACTGAAATCTTTTGAGGCATGAAGGCATTATAGTTCAAATCATATACCAAGCAGCCATCAAGAGACCATGGAAAGTCTTCATTAGTAGGATAGTACCAGTAAATTCTGTTATTAGTATAGTCAAAACAACCTACTGCACGGTCTTTCGAGAATTGTGAAATGTTGTTATAAAAGCTTTGAATGGTCGGTTGTGTTATGTTTTGTGCAACTAGCGATGAACCTGTATACTGGTTAACACCAATCTTGTAAATACCCATAGGAGACCAGTAATAAACACTATCGCCAGTACTAACAGGACTCTTAGGACCACATATACCAGCTCTAGACAGCTCAACAATATCGTAATCAGTAGCTGTAAAAAGGCCATCAGATGGCGAAGCAATAACATATACTACATCCCTACCGAAAACCAATACACCTCTGTTAAATGTAATTAAAGAAGCACCATCACCCATTGTTTTAAACCTGATCACACCACCATCAGTTGGCAACATGTCAGAAATCTCTTCAGATGTGGGGTCAGCATCTTGATAACATTTATCATAACCGTTATTGTTTTCGTCAACCACTTGTGAGAACAGAACTGTGTCACCGGCTAAATAAAAATATCTTCCACCAAGAAAAGCAACATCAGTAACCCTCCAGTTTGGACCAGTATACGGGAATGCGTCACCATCTGATCCAATAGGCATTTCAGCAACTGCATTAATATTGTACGGTCTTGTATCATAAGAATAGTTTTGATCTGTCTCTTTGCTGAATAAAGCTCTTATGCGGTATTGCTTATAAACAGTCGTATTTTGCCAAGAGAAGTCTATAGGTGTTGAATGGTCTGTACCCTGTATAGAAGTTCTTGTGGCAAGCTGTACCCAGTTTCCATTGTTATTTAATCCTTCAACATAGTAGACAGTTCTTCCTTTATACCTTACATGGTTTCTTTTACCACTTTTTCTTTCTATTTGATTAAATGTCAGATAGGCTTGTACAGCAATACCTTTAGAGTTTGGAAATGTTAATGTAATAGAAGATACAGGATACGGTACCAAACTTCTGTTTTTAATATCAAATTTGTTATAGTTGTAAGTAGCTTTTCTTGCGGCACCTGAATAAATACCTGCAGCAGCTGAACGAAAACGTGTAAAGTATTCTAGAATATAGTGACCACGAGGTGCTGCGGAGTTACCAAAATATGTTTGTAAAAGTCTTTGAGTATTAAATTGTCCGCTATTATCTTTACCGATAAACCACTGTAAGTTGTTTGAAGGATATACACCAGTGTCTGTGTAATATTGGTTAATGGCTGAAATAGTCCAACCCTGGTTTGTTAGGTTATAGTTATGAGCCCTTGTTAAAGAGCTGGGAGTATCTTCTATACCAAGCCCGTCATCAACACCTTCAAAGTCTCTATACATAAGTTCTATTTCGCTTACTGAAAAACTCTGTGTCGGTTCATCAAATACGATTCTAACAGGTCTTAGGTATTTAGAAACAACTATTAAAGTACCATCACCAGTTGTCATATTAACTCTGTTTTGGTTGAACAAAGCTTTATCGACAACATATTCTTCAAGGTTTACAAAAGATTTAATAGTGCCCAGTTGATATCTTGATACTGGCTCAAAGGGTTTATTCAAAGCACTGAAGAAATACAAATACCAACCAGCTTGAACTACAAGAATATCTAAGTCAGTCTTTCCAACGTTCTTCCAATAAAATGCAGAAAACATAACATCCTGAAGTTTGTGAATATCTGGATCATTCTCATCAATTGGTTCAAGAATTTTACCAGATTGTGCAATGGTTACCGGAAACAGTTGTCCATCGCGCTCAATATCAAAACCATACCTTCTACCTCTAATTCTTTCTGGAAAAATAGTACAGTTTAATTCGTCAGAAGTGTTTACAGGAAGCTCTTCAACGGTTGTTAATTCTGTATTAATTCCACCAACAAAAGGTGCTATGAAGATTTTTTGGTCTGACATAATTTATTGTACTTTCTGCTGCGTTTTCTAAGATCAGGTTCTTTTAAGATCTCTTTTAATTCTTTTTTAAATTCTTTATCACTCTCTGTTTGAAGTTTGGCTTTAATCCATCTTTCAGCTCTGAACTTCTCTGTAAAACTTCCACCAACCCAGCGAGTGCTATGTTTAATTTTCCAATAGGGGCCATCTCTAACAATTATATATGACGACCCGTTCTCTTTCTGTTCTTCCATGTTGTATTATCTAATCCTCTAACCCGTTGTGCGTGTTTGTCAGCAGTAACTTTTTGTTTCATTGCTCGGTCACTTTCCAGCTGGTCATAGGCTTTGTTAAGCTCGTAAGCGGCCTGTACCTTAGCAGTTGATAACAACAACGGAAAATGTTGTGGAGCAAGATCTGGAATAAATGTATCTTCAAATCTGAATTCAGGCTGCACATATCCATAAACAACCGTAGATTCTTCCATCAATGTTTCACTATCTTCAGTATTATAAGCATCACATACCAAATGTTGATCATCAAAACTTGTGAAATATTGTGGAGCTCTGTCATTGTAAACATTATAACTAACTCCTGAAGAGGGCTCCTTTAATCTAGTCACATTTCTTTGGTTAGGATTTCTGTTAAGACACATGTCAATGAAGTTTTCAGGGTCTAACCAAGTCAATGTAATCCATTTTTCATTTACGCCATCATAGTATTTAAATAATGTTATTTGTTCTAAGTTGTCATTAATTAAAAATGTTGTAGGTTGCGTGGTATCAGACATGGAGTGGACTTGTAACAGATCTGCTTTAGCCTTGATGTCACGAGTATACATGAGGTGTTCATAAGACTCTTTAATACAGTTTGCAATCTGCATAGCCTCTCTAGTATCTTCAATAGAATCTACAACCTGTCCGTCTACAGCTTCCAGAATTCTTTGAACCATTTCTAAAAGTGTCTGTTTCATATCTTCTCCGTTCTATTATACTATTTTTATCTATGTTTGTCAAGACTTTTTATTAAAATTGTTGGATTTTTATTAATCTTTAAAAGCACTGTCTCTATAATCTCGTAAAGTCTTACAGCAAACAATCCACAAACCCCTGACAAACCTACTTTAACTGCATAAGGTATGCTAAAATATTCTAACAAAAGGCCTGTTAACATGCTGAATATAAAGGTTATTGTGGAGTCCTTTATCATTTTCTTAATGCTTATGAAGGGTCTTATAATCACAGTAACAAGGGTTGTTACAAATGCTACAATACCACAGTCTATTAAAAGTTCTCTAATTTCTTTCAACATTCTTTTACTCACCATAACACAGAGCCTATACCAAGCCAGAACCCATAAGCAACTTCGGCAATATGCCAACCAGACTTTCCATCGTCTTTTACTTTTCTTGCAAATAATCCTGACAACCAATAAATAAGACCCATAGGAGCACCCCATAACATATACAGCAAAGAGTTTGCAGCAAGACCGATTAAGAACGACAACAAAACGCCTCTTAAGGTTAACCAGACAACACCGTATAATTGAGGGTGGTCAATCAACTTCCAATCGCCTATATGAAAGTTGTCGCAGAACTCATCAAAATCGAGGTAGTCGTTTCTGTTAGTGTTTGGTTTACCTACCCCAAGAGCACATCCAACAGCTTCTCCCCAGCCTGCGATCTGTGTCGACATTCTGCTTGCAATCAACATCACTAAAAAGAACTGCCAGTTCCAAACTTTTAAGATGCAAGCTAAAACCGCAAACCAAATTGCAAACCACCATTTACATAAAGGCAGTTTCTTGTTAAATACTCTCAATCCACCACGGATTTTGAACATGAGCCCTGATATCAAACCATACAAGAATGTCATAGTGCTTTCCTCTGTAAATTATTTATAGGGATAACGTTCTTCAATGCTTTTCGAAATTTCTTTCATCTGCTTTTTAAACTCTTCTTCATCTTCTTCGGACCAATCGTTTATGGCCTGTTTACGAATTTTTCTAGATGCTAGACCATCGGTTTCACCCGTATAAGCCTCTAAACGAGCTTGTCTCATTGCTTCATTGTAGTGAACTATTTCTTCAGCTTCAAAGTCAGGATTGTCAATAATCTTTTCACCATCCCATTTATATTTCCATTTAAAGCGTTCACTTTCCCAGGTCGGATCGTCTGTATAATTAACCATGTCAGGGCTTACTTCAACATTTAAATACCCTTCGTTAACAATTCGACCTTGACCACAACCTATAATCTTGTTGTCGTAAATATAAAAATAATCAGCCATTTGTACCTACCTTTCTATAGCCTTTAAATTGAATTCCACAGTTTGATGGGTTGCTGTTAACAGTAAATCGAAGTGGTATGATTCCATTACTGTCTTGTTTTACCGGCAACACTCCACAGTTACCGCACACAACATTGCTCGATGTTCTTGTTGTAACATATCCGGCGATTTGAGTATAGTCTGGTGTGGTTGTACTTCCAACGGTTGCTCGGTATGATATTCTCCAGTCCGAAGAATTGCCCGAGGTTGTGCCTGTTGAGCTCCAAGACATCCAAAGTATCTCATACCATACATTATTTTCTGGCAAATAGTTTGAAACATCAATATCTTGTGTACCCGTTCCAGTAAAAGGGTTTGACGCGAAGGGTGCTAGAGAACTATAAACCCATTGACCATTGGCTATATCGCCACCAATTTCGTGTGAAATATTATCTACATTTATTTTACTAATAGTTTGTGCCATACCTTCTACCCCCTCTATATAATATGTAGATTTTTCCAACCGCACTCCCCGTGTTTGTGGTGTAGATTGTTTGGGTTCTCAGAGGAATAAAAGCGTTACTACCGCATACCATTTCTGAAGATGCCCATGTAGCTGTTCTAGTTATAACCGGTTGCGAGCCGTAAGAAGAAGATTGTCCAAAACGAACAATAACACTATTTCCGCTTGATGTACCAGTTCTTCCTTCTACATTAAATATGCCTAAATAGTTTCTGCCTTTATCTCCAAAACATTCACTTATATCTATTCCTATAGAGGTGTTTACGGCTGGTTGTAAATTTGTTGCTATGTATCTAACATTATTTGGATTCCATTGTCCATCTAAAACTAGTCCGCCAAAAGCCTGAGTACTACCTTGAACGTTTGCTTTTGAAATATAGTTACTACCTGTTCCGTTTTTTCCTAGTCTTCTATAGTTATTGATATTTATAATAATATCACCAGAAGTTGTACTGCTAGTACTTTGAGACGTTGACTGAATAGTTACATTCTGATCGGTTTTTAATATTGGTAAAACTACTTGACCAGCACCTTGTTGAGTATGTGCCCATCTTGTTCTAATTCTTAAGGGTCTCTGATTAAATGTATCTGCAGCAGTCGAGCCAGACCATACTAAAAGATCTAATGTATTTCCAGAAGTTAGGTTCGTATTGCCTGAAACTGAAAAAATTACTTCATAATCATAATTGGCATTTGGTAATACACCTGCCAATGAAATTGTTTTTGTAGATCCTGCTGCCAGCGTAAACGAGCTTAGTTGTGAATAATAAGTAGCCCAAGGACCATCAAAATTATCACCACCAATCATCTGACATTCGTTGTACTCGACACCTTCCCAAATCTTGTTTCCGTTTCTTTCTATATAACAATCTTTTAAATCAATAGAACCTGTAAAATAGTTTCCACGGTTTGCAGTAGAGCTTCCTAAAAATGTGGGATAGCTGTTGTTTGCCCTTTTTGCATCTGTAAAGCTTGTTAATTGAGTCCAAGTTGTTCCGTCTGTAGAACTGTAATAAGTTGTTGTAGTAGAACTGTGTACAGATTTTATCCAGTATGTTGCACCGGCCGTTGGAGAAGCCATTAAATCAACTATGGTGCCTGCATTCCAATTAAATGTTATAAGCCTTCCGTCTGTATAATACTCTATACAATCATAAAATTCGCGGTGCAATATGGGTCGAGAGTTTGTTGATGTTGCTGTTGATGGCAATGTAAACTTAATAACAAAGGTTAAATTGTTTAGATTAACATCAGGTATTTCAAAATAACTTGCGTTTCCAAAGTTTGAAAGAACACAGTTATTTTCTTGTAGTGCACCGTACATAAACCCGTTCGGATGTAGTGTATCACTTGGTTGACCTATTCTTGTAATAGCCATTTTTAACCTATGTATAAAGTTGAATTTGAAGAACTATAGTAAGTGTTTGCTTTAGTTATTGCAGCATTTTTTACAAAAGCTGTTGTCGCAATCTTGGTAGAGTTATCAGAAGTTGCTGGTGTAGGGGCTATTGTCCATGCAGTACCATCCGGCAACTGATATACCGAAACCTCACTAAAGCTATTTGTAGAACTACCCCTGGCAGCCAAACCAACTTGTACAGTGCCATCTGCAAACTGCGCTGCTTGAATATATCCAAAAATTACACCGTTTTTATCTGTAAAATCTAAGCTATCACCAATTATACCGCTTGGATCATCAAGGTCCATGGTTGTACTTTGTTTATAAACATGAGCCTGAAAAGTTTGATCTGCAGAAAATGATTGAGCAGCATTGGTCTCTGCCATATTTGCAATATCAGAGCCGGTAATATATCCTGTAGTATTTGAAAAATTAATTATTCCAATACCTTCAGAGTTTGTGCTTACTTCAATAGGTAAATTTGGTATGCTTGATTGAGTAATAGTAAATGTATCAGTTCCACCTTTAACGCTTAGGGTTTGACCTGCTACGCTATCTGAACTAGCAGAAGCCTTGCGGTATATTAATATTAAGGGCGTTCCGTTTGCATATTGAGCCGCAAGCCAGTTATTCCAACTTGTAGCATCGGTTATATTATAGCTCGCTGTGTCAAAATTAAACAACACGTTACCATAGGTATTGATTTCACAGCTTGAAACGTGTGTTGATATCGGTGTGCTGGAGCTAGCCGCGTCTGGTATATTGATATTACCTTTTAGTGCATAAACGCGGTTACTTTGAACTGTCCAGTTGTTATACTCCGTGCCATCAAATACCTTAATGCCAACATTTCGGCTTATATCACCAGAGATTATGTCTTGAATATCCGCAACACCATCAACACCTAATAACATACTTGCCGTTGCCGTGCCTCCTAAACTATCGGTTACGGTTTCGGTTGTGCCGGTTACAACAATATTACCTAAGCTATCAATGCTTATTGTACCATTATTGCAAATAATGTCTGCAGGCGAGGTAAGTGTAGGCGTTGCCGAGAGGGTACATCCCCCCGATAGTTTGATGTAATTAATGCTTGCTGCATTGCTTGCGGTTGCCGAGCCATTACCGCTATTTATATCAACTTGGCTTGTTGAGGTAATGGATATATCTGTACCGGCGTTAGCAGATGTTAATACAAGTCCTTTATTTTTAATGTAAGATTTTTCCGTACTGTCACTCTCGGCCCAGTCTGCCTGTACTTGCCCCTGTGATGATTGGTAAGCCCACCCTTTAGATGAGTGTACACCTCCTAAAGCTTGTACTTGTTGGTCGGTTCCTTCGGCCCATATCAAAGCATTGTCAGCATAGGTAGAAGCGTTATCAATGTTTGTCAAGTCTGCTGCAACTGCATCAATGTTTGTCAAGTCTGCAGCAACCGCATTAATATTGGTGGCATTTCCTGCTACAGCATTGATGTTAGTGCTGTTACCAGCTACTGAATCAATGTTTGTCAGATCGACTGCAACTGCATCAATATTTGTTAGATCTGCTGCAACTGCATCAATGTTTGTAAGGTCTGCAGCTACGTTGTTAATGTTTGTTGAGTTTGTTGCAACAGAATTAATGTTAGTGCTGTTATTGGCAACTGTATTAATATTGGTTTCATTACCTGCAACAGCGTTTATATTGGTCTTATTGTCAGCTACGTCAATAACATTTGAAATGTCTACAGCAACCGTGTGAACACTTGAGATATCGTCTGCAACAAGGTTTACTCTGTTTATATCACTTGCAACCTTGTTGATATTTGTTGCATTTCCTGCTACACTGTTAACATTAACAATGTTTTGTCCTGTAGCAATTACGTTATTAATGTTTGTAGCAACTGTCTCGATGTCGTTAATGTTTGTAGCGACTGCAGAAATTGTTGCCACATTATCAGCAACTGTTGGAACATCTGACGATATCTGAGAAACATTTGATACATCGCTTGCAATACCTGCTATAGTACTTACATCAGACGTTATACCAGCAACTGTTGAAATGTTTGCACTGTTTCCAGCAACTGTACTAACGTTTGATGCAATTCCTGCAACAGTTGTTATGTCTGATGATATATTTTCTACAGCTTTAATAACGCTGTCATCACTTGCTAAGTCTGCAGCAAGACCTTGAATGTTGCTGTCATTAAGAATATTATCTGCTACACCGTGAACATAGTTAGCATTTTGCAAAGCACTGGAGGCAGATACACTAGCTTGTTGGGCATAAGATGCAGCATTACTGGCAGAGATTGCAGCAGCTTGTGAATAACCGTAAGCATTTCCAATATTTTCATCAACATACTTTTTAGTGGCTACGTCACCATCTTCTGTAGGCTCGCTAATATTAATAATTTTATAAGAGTTTAAATCAAGATCTGCATCCATATAGTTAGGAGCTGTTCCATCTCTTGATAAAGTATTTTTTAATTCATTTTCAATTTGTTCAAAGTTAGCATTTAATGTTGCGGTAGCAGTACTGTCATTAGCTGTAACACTTTGTAATTTTCTTAAAGAGTCTTTCATCTTATTCTTCTACCTCCAACACTATGCCAGCTTCTTTTAATTTTGCAATAACGTCATTCAATTTATTTGTCAAAGTTACTGTTTCAGCTTTTAACTCACTAATAATAGTATACATGTTAGAATAAAAAGAAAACAGCTCTTTAGTATTTTTGTTAATAAGGTTTGTAAGTTCTTGTGGAATATCTTGATAAGCTGGAGTATCATTTAAAACACCGTTTGTAGTTTGTGATAAAGTTGATCCATTAAGAAGAATTGTAGCGGTGTATGACGGATCGTCTAAATCTGCAATGTAATATCTATCAAAGTTAATGTGATCCATCAATAAATCTTGAAAAGACCCGCTTCCAGAACCATTGGCAATATACACCTGGCCTGCAGATGCTGTTGATGCACCTTTTGGTTCGTGTAAAAGCTCATCAGGTAAATCACTATGTTGTATATCGCCTTTTATAGCCATGTTTATTATTCCTTAAAATAAGAGTAAAGAGGGGCTGTTGCCAACCCCTCAACAGTTTTATACGAACTCAATAACGAGTTTACCTTTTAATCCGGTAGTAGTTCCGGAGATTTTTACATATCTGTCTTCAGATACCAAAGTACCATTCAACAGATTTGCATTATAAGCAACACCATCAGCATCCGGAGTAGTAGAAGCAATCATGTCCTGAGCATCAGAGCCATCTTTTTTTACCAAAGATACTTTAATACCAGAAGCAGATCCCTTCTTTTCTACAAACAATACCGAACGACCGATCAAAGAACCAGCAGGAACTTTGGCCTGTCCGTTACCATATCCGGTACCAACATTAGGAACAGGACAATTTTCACCAAGGGTAACTTCGATAAAGTTTAAACCACCCAAAGCAGGTAATGCAGAAGCGTCATATTTTTCATCAAAACCTTCGCCACGACCAACGTAACGAACTACTCCGAAATCAGAAACATAAGATCCCATAGTTTACCTCCTTACGCAGATGCAGTAACGGTTGAATCAACGTCTTTACAAATGATAACTACCAAGTTGGCAGAATCACCCATTCCGACACCATAACGAGCAGTGGTTACATACTCTTCGCGTTGTTTGTTCATGTTCCACTGACCTTCAAATTTCGGCATTTGTCTCCAAGCCATGCGGAACGGTCTACGATCAGCAATGTTGGTGAACAAAACAGCCACACCACAGTTGGTCAAAGCAGAGAACTCTTGAGTACCTTCACGGTCTTTCAAGCTGGTTTCACCAGATGATACCGGCAAGTATTCAGAAGTATAAACATCCCATCCGTAAATGTTGAATGCAAAACGCATACCACTCATAGCACCATCACGAACAATACCTTCAAAAGTCGGGTTATATTGCAACGAAGCTTTAATACGGGGGTTGGTAACAATCATGTATTCCTGATAAGCAGGGATGATTGCAATTTTCGGACCAATGTAGTTAACCTTTTTCAAGGCTACAGAAGCATAAGCAAAGTCTTCCGGAGTCAAAACACCCCATCCATCGGTAGCGGTACCAGCAACAAAGCGGTGAGCCATACCGTTCAAGGTGTTAGCATCGTTCAGAGTTTGTTTATTAGCAAGACCCAAGATCTTCTGTTCCAAATCAGCAGAGATTGCACGAGCTTCGAGAGCCGGAATCTTAGCCATGATTTGAGAAGCCAAGTAAGAATCTTGAGCAAATTTAGCAGTTACATAGTGACCGCTGTTTACATAGTTATTAATTTCGAAGTCGCGAGTACCGATCTCAACACCTTTGAAATCAATCTCTTCGCCTTCAGCATAATCAGTTACAGTAGCAGTACCGAGTTCTACATCTTGCCACTTGTCACCATCAGGAAAGCTGTTGATAACGTCAACATACTTCATGGCGATAAGTTCTGGTTCAAGAGCTTCTCTCAGAATACCTGAATAGATCACGGCACGGATAGCTGCACTGTTATCCCTTGTGTTAATGCCATTCAAATCAGACATCTATTATCACCTTTCAATTACCATTTAACATTGTCTAATATAGCAGGGTCTTTCATAGCCTTCTTCATAAACTCAGCAACTCTCGCAGGATCGCGAACAGCATCTTTATCTTTGAAGAAAGTTTGAGCCTCATTATTAGACGGGTTAGAACCAATATGTCTAGAACTCTGTAAGAAGTTTACGCTATCAAACGAAACACCTTCTTTAATTCCAAACATACTTTTGAACGCTTTAGGAGATTCTTTAGCGATACTTTCTAAGTATTCTACAGAACAGCCCAATTCGTTTGCTTTGTTTTTTAATGCAAGATCTACATCGCTATTTAAACTGGCAACGGCTTGTTTACAATTTGCGAGGTTGCTCTCAGCTTGTGTACGTTGTGTTTCTTCTTGCATTGCATTGAGAGCTATCTGTTTAATAGCATCTTCTGGCAACTGAGGAGTGTTAGTATTCTCCGTGTCCATCTTTTTCTCCCTAATCTGTTTTAACTCATCTACAATCGAAGAACCTTTTTGCAGCTCTTCTATAGTAGCTTTTGCATTTTTAAGATCTGTTGTTAGCTTGGCGATATATTCATCAGCCTTTCTCTTGCCTTCAATCAAATCTTCAACAGATTTATAAGCAGAGTGCTCTCCAACAACAAGTGTAGTAGTTGCTACAGGATTGTCGTCATCTCCTATAACAGCTTGTGAAGTAGTTGCTTCTTCAGCCATTTTAGAAATCCTTTCTAATTTTCACTATTAATTATAACATATTCTGACAATTTTGTCAAGCCTTTTTTTAATCCATCTTGAAAAGCTCTTTTCAAAGCCCAGTTAGGACAGTCAAAATCTTCTTCACGAATCTTGTCAGCTTTTTCATAGTCTTCTTCACAGCACTGCTTAATGATTTTAAGTAACGGTTGTGCAATACGAATAAGACTTTGAATATCTTCCTTTTCCTTATTTGTCTTTACCTTACATAATACCCTGTTGAGCATTTTGAATACCTCTTACCTGTGTCTCTTCCACTTGCTGTCTAGCGAACTCTTGTTGTTTTGCTAATGATGTCTCTGCACCAATTCTAGCATTCTCTTTCAAAAGTCCATCAAGTTTATCAAGACCTGTTGAGTAAGCTATTGCTTCAGCTATTACACGAGGGCTAAACCAGTCAAATACTAGTTGATCACTAACGATACCGCTGTTATAGATTTGTAGAATGGTTTGAGCAATTTTAGCCTTCTCTGTATAAGTTCTCGATCCGGTTGCTACAAATCTTCCGTGAGTCATTATCTCATCTACAGGAATATCTTGGAAGGTAACAACACCATCGTTATCAACCATCTTAACTTTAACAATCTTTCCAGACTGTGCCAAGAACATTCTAAACATAAGCGTCAACAAGGGCTCAAGCATTTCTTCTTCAAACTTGTGTACCTTCTTGTTGAAGAGCCTACTTGCAGCTGTGTTAAGTTGTGATACTTCGAAAGCAGTCTTTTCACCAGGTGTTCTAAAGCCCATAGCTTCACGAGGTGTTCCTGCCATTTCTTCCATCTGCATCAAGTAACGATCTATGTACAAATCTGCCTGAAGTGCTGTAGCATCTGGAGTAATACTTCTAAAGTCTGAATCAGTATCAAGGCCAATCTGTACACCAGGATACAAGAACTCTGGCATTTCTACGTCACCCTTTGTAACATACATCGGGTTGCTTAAGTAGTTAAAGATATCTGCTCGTTTATTCTCTAAGAAGTCTATCATAAACTGCATACCCTTAATGTTGTCAAGCGGTGACATACTCCACAGGTTATCTTTACGATCTCTCCAACCTGCCTTAAGAATGTTACAACGATAGCCGTAGTCGTCAATAGGTTCATTTAACAAAATCTTACTACGGTCCATGATAACAATCTTACGGTTTCTCTGAAGTTTGTTTGTACTGATATCGTACAAATCACCATAGAATGTCAACAACTCTACGATATCAGAAGCATAATAAGCAGACCATGTACTAAATCCAGCAATCTTACACATATCATCTTTAATGAGATCTGGGTTAGTAATACCAACAGTCTCTCTTAAAGTGCGTCTGTCATTTATCGCAATGTCAAGGGCTTTTTTATATTCTTCACTACAGTTAACATTTTCTTCAGACTCTGCTAAAAGCTCGCCCAGTGTTTTGATGGTTCTAATAATCTTAGGAGACTTCTCAAAAGATACTGCCAAAGGATCAAAGAAAATATTCTGAGGATCTATACGAACTGCTTTAGGCCCTTCATAAATCATGTTCTGGCCCACATCATTCTTTAAAAACTCTTTAACATTTATAACAGATGCAAAAGCATTACCATAATCTACATAGTCTTCTACAAGTTGTTCAGCAGTTTTGTTAAAGTCTGAATCAACTAGCAACTGTCTCATCATAGACTTCATAGAGTTTCTTGCTTCTTTGCTGGTGGCGCTGTCATCAAATGGTTCCCAATCAATGTAATCAGGTAATGAGAACAAGGCATCCAGATAATATGTTACAAGCATATCACGAATCTGTGTAATCTTCGGTATATGTGTTGTATTATCTGTTTCTTTTGTTTGATTATAAATATCTCTTGATGAAGTTGCATACAGGTTCTCTAAAGTCTCTTTGGCATTCTCATACCATTTGACACGAGCTGCTTCCCATGTAATAAACTTGTTAGCAATTTCAGTAGCTTCGCTATCAGGATTTTGCAACTTCTTGATTTCTAATACGTTAGGCAAGTTATACTCCTCCGAATCTTGACATTACTTTAACTGTTGTTTGACGTTGAAACGTTGTTTTTCTTGGTGGAACAGCAATACTGATAGCGTCTGCTAAAGCGTTCTTAACGTCATCGTGTGCTGGTTTTACCTGTTTTAATTCTTCTTCAAGTATCTCACAATTACCACCACGATAGTGAAATACTTTATGATCTTCATATAAAGGTCTTAGTACAGCCATCATTCGTTCTTCTTTCTTGTTATATGGTCTGTAGTCTTCTATGACCAGTCTTGTTGAATTCTCTGCAAGCTTATCTTTCAAAGCTGTAACAATTACTTGCTGGGCTACTGTTACCTCGGCCCTTAACTTCTTAAGATTATATTTATTGTGAATAGCTATGATATGATCATAATAATCTTGTATACGGTCTGTCTTAAATCTGTCGATATCTAATACATACCTGTTATTATCGCAATCAATACCTACAACAACTATTGAAGAACTGTCAGCTCTGTGGCTTAAGGAGAAAGCAAAGTCGATAGCGGCAAACACATTAAGCTGACGGTCCTTCAAATAATATACACCAGCGACTGTCCGCAAATGGTCTCTGTTGTAATACTCGAACATGTCTTGTGTTATTAAAGCATTGCCTTCATCGTTAGGGTTGTTGTAGTACTGTGAATAAAATTGTGACTTGTCTACATAGCCTGCTTTAATACGAGACAGTTCTTTAAAATCAAAACCATAATATTTACCATCTTTTCTCTTCTGTCTGTTCCATAAGAATTCACCATTCTCTTCAACAGATCTTTGAAGAATATCCCACTGAGGTTCTCTACCAATAATTTCACCATCATCACCAAAGATTTCTTCAACAGTGTCTTGCATGGTTGCATAAATATCTTTTGGGTGATATCTGGTGCCGACTGCTAAAATCATTCCACCAGGGTTAAGAATTGACTGAAGTTGAGAATATTGTGACATAACTTGTCTACGGCCTTCTTCAGTATTGTTCTTAGGTACTACCATATCATCTAGAATAATCAGGTCACAGTGTGCGCCAGTAATGTTAGTAGTTAGTCCACCACACTTTACAGTACTATCACGGGTACATTCTTTCTTTCTGATTGGGCTGTCAACACATATTTCTGTTGTTGTCCACTTTTCCCTTTTACCCTCATCTTCATTTACCAAATCTGGCCAATATCTTCTTACAATTGTCGATTCAAGAGTAGCTTTAATAGTTCTTAATTGAGATTCAGCAAGATCACTGGTAGCAGAAAGATAAACAATACTAATAGAAGGATCACAAACAATCCTCCAGCAAGCATACATTGCCGCATAAAAGCTTTTACGATGTCCTCGAGGATATAATACAAGCCTATAAGGTTTGAGATCAGGGTTTGTAAGAAACTTGCACAGGTCTTCATGGCATACTCCCATAACGTTATAAGGTGCAACAAGCTTTACAAAAGAAATGAAACTACTTTCAGCAACTTTTTTAATTTCTTCTATTGCTGCCATTATTATTCACCCTTCAGCCTCTTTATATCTTCTAAAAGTTCTGAAACATCAGTGTTTATAGGTTCTTTTTCTTTCTTTGGACGGCCTCTTTTAGGTGCTTCAACAGGCATTACCTTACGTTCCACCAGATATTTTAGGGCTTGAAAAGAGTTTTTGTTGTTTGGGTCGAAAGCGGTGTCAACAATCCTTACCATAGCATCTGATAACAGCTTTGCTTCAGCCTTTTGTCTCCATTTTTGGTAATGTTTTTTGACAAAGTGGGCATTTTTCATCATGTCCCAGTGTTTCATATCACCATCAAAGACATCTTGAACAAAAGTGTACTCGGTTGGATCTGAATAATGCTCTATATACAACCTTTCCATACTTAGTAAACCATCATGATCATAGCTTTTGATAGTAAATGTAGGTTTATAATCAGGGTTTTTCTGAAATCTGTTCTCAGGTATGTCAGCAAATGCTGTATTTGTTACATAATTGACATTCTTGCGATAGTCTTGCCACTGTATTTTCATAGTTTTCTCCTTAACTATCACATATTATACCATATTTTTTATCAGTTGTCAATAGTTTTTTGATAAGGCTTTGTAAAAACTGGTGAATTTTTGTGAGAAAATTTTTTAACGTAATATTCTCGAAGCCCCGAGACCAAAACCCCTTGCCACCCCTTTGACAAACTTAAACAAAATTGTCAAAATTTGTCAAAAATCTTTTTCATCTGTCAACAACCACTTTTGACAAAATTGGACAAATCTGTCAATATCTGTCAAAATCTGTCTAAATTTACCGGTGCATAACTTGCAAAATTTTAATGATTTTTTAAATAATTGTTTATATTATATAGTTATGAATAATGATAAAAACATATCTAAACACTTGACAAAAACAACAACAACAAACATATTGCATAAAATTGTAGACAAAAACTTGACAGATTCTGTCCAATTCGTCAAAAATTAACTGTTGACAAATTTTGACAAACTGTCCAAAGTTTCTGTCAACATAACTATTGACAAATTTTGACAAATCTGTCAAGGTTTGTCCAGATAAAAACAGCATTGCAGAAGGGACAAAATTTGACAATTTGTCAAAATCTGTCAAAAAAATCTTGTGCATAACTTTCAAAAATTTAATGATAGATTTTAAGGGCATTTTTTGGGCCGTGTAAAGACTTTTCATTTTTTAAGTATATAGTATCAAAAATTTTTGATTCGCTTAAAATTACTTTTGTCAAGTTTTTTTTCATAGCAAAAACAAGCACTTAACAAGTTTAGACAAAACCTATACAAAATTGTAACAAAATGTTACTGAATAACTCAAAATTTTTGTTGACAATATAAAAAAATCATATATCACGCGTGCGTTTATAATCTATATAAAATATAAAAAGGCCTTTTGTCTATTTTTGTCATCACAAAAAAAATATTTTTAATAAAATCAACAGGTTATAAAAAATTTGAAAACTTTTTTTGACAAAACCCTGTAAGCCGCAGAAATCCTAGAAAAAAAATTTTTTAAGTTACTTTTTTGGCTGAAATCCGCCATTTTTGTTTTGTCTATATGCTGTTAACCTATTGTTTTTACTGTATTTTTTTATAAATTTTTACCGGTTGACAATAAAAATTGTTTATGATATGAGTTTTTACATAGCAAGTGGATAAGATTCGCAATCATAAATTAAGGTTTATGAGCTATGGCATAAAAAAATTATTTAAATGTTGTGAATCATAGCAACGACAATGTTGGCAAGCGATAACCTATGGAATCGTGATAGGGACGATATAACCCCTAGCATTAAGCCGTAAATGCCGTGGTGTAAACAGTTAACGACACACCCAAAAGAGTGTGCGGGAAGTCCGTGAAAGCGTGATAGCAAGCGACCAGTAGGGGATTTCTGGCTTTGATAGTCGCAAGACTTATGCCTAAACCGCAAAAGGTTGTTCCGATTCCCTGTTGCTCACTTGTAAAGGGCTTGTTATGGGCTTTTTACAAGTTAGCAATAGGGCTAACTATAACAAAAGAAAAGGAATAAAATCATGACTTATACAATCAAAACAAATAAACAATTGAAAATTGCAGCAACCTCTTTGTCTAAATCTGTCAAAGGAATGAATAGGAATATTCAGCAATGGCTTGGAGATTTTCTTATCTCATATAACGACAATAGGGACAATACGCCTTTTAATACCCTAATGCAGGCGCTTGTTGAGTCAAAATATGACAAAACACGCATACAGATTGTGAAATGGGTTGCGGAAGTGAGCAACTATAAAGTAAAATACAGTAAAGATAAGGGATTCGGAGTAACCTATAAAGACAAAGATGACAAGTCTTTTACACCAAACGAAAAGTTTGAGAGTACAACTTTCTACACAATGGAACAACCGAAAAAAGAAAAGGCAGAAGGCTATAAAAACACCGAAGAAGCTATGAAAGGCATTGAAAAGGTGTTAGCTAAAGCTATGGCAACCGAGGGAATGACCGTTGAAATGGCCAGAATAGCTTTCAACAGGGCTTTCAACATCTAATGTAACAGGAAAAGAACAAAGCCCGTTGACAAAACTGTTGACGGGCTTTTGGGGTATTGTAACCATGACAAACATAAAAATACGCAACAACCTTATTCTGGCCCTGTTACTGATAGGAACAGGACTTTTATCATCTTTACCAATACTGATGGCAATAGGAATCATACCACTTTTTAGGGCTTGTTATCTGGACTTGTTATATAATATTTCAATAGAAGAAATTGCAAGGGAGATTTTTGGAGATGATTTTTTATAAAATACCGTTAACAACTCCGAAGGAAATCGGAGAAATACTTGACTCAATACCATACAAGTGTGGGACAAGTAATAAAGAAGTAGGAAGAAATCTGTTAGCAAGTAACTATCAGAAGAACTCTTACATCTTTTTGAAACTTGATGATAAAAAAGACTTTATATCTTGGTGGGAAAAAGAACCGGAAGGGGTTTCTGTTATAGATTTAACACCAAATAATCAACTATTAGGGAGTATTTAAAATGTTAAAAGCAAGTAGAAATTTAACAACTAGAATAAGACTTTTGAAGGAAGATTTACATCTGTATAAAAACTGTAAAAAGTTAAGTCCACAGATTTATTACAGACTGTTAACAGATTTAAATATATGTAAAAGATTATATAAAGAAGAAGTATTAAAAGTAAATGTTAACAACCTTTTATCAGCCTGTTAACAATCTTTATAAAAGATATTATAACATACTTTTAAAAGGTTGTCAAGAATTTTTTGGAGGGAACATGAAAAAAATTGAAATAGCTACCTGTAAAAAAGATGTAGTAGACATCTATAACAGGTGGAAAGAGTTAGGGGGCCGAGCAGACGGCCTTTTTAATTATACAAGAGCTGGAATAGAAGATGACTACAATGCCTGTTGGCGATTAGGTTATCCAAGATTTTATAAATTTAATGAAACAGATGGAACATATCTTGGAAGGTATTCACCAAACTTATGCGGAGAACTGTGATGACAATATATGTTTATGAAGAAGAATCTAGCACTGTTTATTACAGAACTAGGTATGCAGTGCCAGACAATCTGATAGAGGAAGCAAAAGAACAGTGGCAACCTGATGACGGAGACTTTAAAGAGTACTTACAAGAGTGGATAGAGGAAGAAGGTATGGCTGACTGTTGTACATATTGTGATAGGGAAGTGATAGACGAAGATAACTGGGAAAGTGATGGTTATGACTTATCTGGACTAGATAATTTGGAGGAGGAGTACCCAGAACTCTTTCCAGATTCTGAACAAGAACAATATCTGGGTGATTTTTAATATAAGGAGAAAGCAAATGTTAAACTTTGAACAACTTATCAATGCTCTTGCGGCAAATACTTCAAAAAATGTGACAATCAATATCTATACTTCTGGTGACTCTGTTGCAGATACAGACACTGATGCACCTGTTGAAGCACCGTACACAGATTTTGAAGTAGACGACAGAGTATTGGTATGCCACATTAGAAAGAACGGTGACAGAGTGCACACTGTTGGCACTGTTATAGAAACTTGTGGAAATGATGATAAAGGCTGGTACACAAGAGTGCTTGGCGATAATGGTAAACACTATCGTGCAGGCTTGACTTATAACGAAGAAAGACTTGGTACAATCATTTATCAACTTGATGATTAACTTTGGTAATGTGATGGCGAAAGCTGTCACATTATTTAAACAGTTGTTGAAGGGTTTCCTTTGTTCCCGCATGACATTCCTTCCCCTTTGGCAACTGTTTAAATAATGTTATGTAACTTAGGAAAGGAGTAAAAGAAAATGTATACACATGACATGTTGTTGACATTCAAAGTTATTGAACTGTTAACGAAAGGAGCAAAACTGGAGCAACTTCCAGATGAACAAACAATTAAAAACTCTTACTTCAACAAAGAAGGAAGGCTTATCTCAAGACTATCTGAAAATGTTGAAGACTTTTGTATCATAATGACAGATGACTTGAAAGATTATTTAGACAAGTCATACAACTGTATTAAAAGACAGGGCAAACAATTCTTTTCATGTGAACCCGAGACAGTTGAAGAAGGTGTAACAACCTTGAGTAATTTGTCAAAAGAAATGTTTATGAGTGTTGTTCAAGAGATTTATAAACATGGTATCTGTGATTATTGTGGAGTACCAAAGAGAGAAAAAGATGCTGACTTTGTAAAGAACTTGGAAAAACTTGATAGAGAGTTTACTCTTGATAAAGTACCTGAAGATTTTATTTCAGAAATGACTAGAGAAAAGACTGACTTCTATCTTAAAGCACTTCTTGCAACAGTTTATTATAGTCAGCAACAAGCCATGAGAGATTTGTATGACTTTGACAAGTCTGAAAAGGACTGGAGCATTCTTAAAAATAAATACCCACAATGTCAAATCGTTGACGACAGAATGTTTATACCTGTCAAACCCTCAACAAAACTTAATGAGTCTGATAACGAGTTTCTTATGGACTGTGACTACATTGTGATAAGTAAGAACGTGTATGATTATTTCTTCTGCAGTTATGGTTCAGCACATCAAAGCTGTTTCAGCTTAAACAGTTCGCATAAGGGATTCTTTGGCACGATTCCAATGGTTATGTCAGACAATCACTACATCATTTATGGTACCAAATCACATTCCCAAAAGGTGTCGGTTGGAGGTACCACCAATAAATATCCGGCACCGTATATGTTCTTCAGAGCTTGGGGATGGATAAGTGCTGACGATGAGTTGTTAGTAGATAAACTTTACACAAGCACTAACACCAGAGATGTAGAAAACTTTTTAATTAATAACAACATAAAAATCTACAATGCTCAAATTTTTGCACTTAAATCTGATGTATATTTAAACATTTGGGATAGATATAACTTTAAAACCTATCCAGATTCTGCTAGAAATAACTTCACTAGTTTCTGTAGAGGGGATGGAACAAGAATGTTTATTGGCGATGTGTCTTGTAAACTTCCTAATGGTGCAGACACTGTTATAGGTGCTTTACAAAGCTACACAGTTGATGAAAACATTGACTTGCATAAAGACATTGAAGTGTATGGTGATAGACTGCTGAACCCTAATAAATGTCCTATAACAAACATAGTAATAAGTTCATCAGAAGATGTTCACTGGTTGTCATCGGTAGTTAAAAAACCTGTCAACAGTTTAGTGCTGATTGATTGGGTTGATGGAGCAATAAGAGTAACTGAACACAGTATGAAATCAAATGTTGTTGTAGGTAAACACATGTCTTTTTATACCAAAGACAATTCTTTAAGTTGGTTTGATACTGGAGAAAGTAAGTTTTTCTTTACAAATAACTTCTCAAGTTCTAAAACACCTTTGCAAAAGATTAAAACATATATTCAAAACTATAAATCAGAAGTTGCAGAGTATATTGATTTAATCTTGTTAAGAGTTGTTGATAAGAATCAAATGACTTTCATTAAATATTTTACCAAGAAGGATTAAGAACATGAAAGATTTATTAAAACTATATTCTTTTGAATCTGTTCATGGTATAGAAGATGAACAAAGAATCTTTGAATGGATTTGTAAATGGTTAACAGTACACAACATATCTTTTCAAACCTATAATAAAAACATCTACAATCTTTCAAAGGTAGGTGCACCAATACTTTCAGCACACCTTGACCAAGTTCAAACAAACGGTAAAGCTGTTAAGTTTTATATGGTAGAAGACGATATAGTGGCATATAATGAAAACTGGGAAAGGACTTCACTAGGTGCTGATGATAAAAATGGTATATGGATTATCTTAAAACTGTTGGAGGCTGGTGCAGACTTTAACTTCATTATATCGTATGGTGAAGAAGTGGGTTGTGTTGGTATTAAAGAGCTTTGTACAGCAGGAATCTTAGAACAGATTATAACAGATAGTTATTGTCTTGTACTAGACCGAAAAGGGTTTACAGATACTCTTCATTCAGGTGCCGGCACAACATTCAACAAGATTCTTTCACAAACAATATCAAACTTTACAGAGTATTTTGTACCAGCTTCTGGAAGTTGTAGCGATACTGTTACTTTAAGTAACTATTGTGAATCTACTAACTTGTCGGTAGCTTATGAAAACCCTCACACAAGTAACGAGTCCACAAACTTTAAAAAGTTATGTGAAATCAAGGACATGGTGTTAGGTATTGTTAATAATATGGTGTTCTATCCTTGCAAACCTAGTGTATACCATGTACAGAAACCGGTAACAGTAACACCACCAAAAGATTGGAGAACATATTATGGATACTAAAAGGATATTTTATGCAGGAAACTACTACTTAGTAGATACTGAAAACAGGGTCATTGCACACTCTGATAATATGAAAGACATTAAAGACATTGCACAACCTACAGATACAATTCTTGTAGCCCTTACAGCAGAAGGTTCACACATCTACGACCCATTTGTAGACGAAGAGGTTGTTATGGCTGACAAGATTGTTATAGATTTTGAAAAAAATATCTTGACAGTAGAGGGAAACGATGTTATACTCTTTGACAAAGAGTTTAAAGTAGGAGTAAACAAACTTGATAAAGATGATTTAGAAGACTGGCCTGATTTGATAGAAGATGGAAAAAGATATGCTGAAGTGTTTGAAATTATTGGTAACCCACCTATTGAAGGAAAGGATATAACAAATGAGATGTCAGATTTGTAACAAAGAAACCGATAACTGGTCTTTAAACAAGCTAACAGGTAAGTATGAAAGTATTTGTAATGAATGTAAGAATCATATTACAAGTACTAAAAAGTATTATACAGACTTTGAAAACTGTGATGATATTGAAGACTTAAGTTGTGAAGATTTTATAACATTCTTAAAAAAGGAGGACAGTAACAATGGCTGATTTAAAAGCTTTTATCGTAGAAACTCTTGCAATAACTGTTGGAGTTTATTTGGCGCTTAATTTATTCAATATTATTTATTGGTAGGAGGAGGTTATGGGTAACAATGCACCAGACTATAACGACAACCTAGCTTTTGATCCCTCTGCCGGAACAGAAACAAAACTCAAGCTGATTGACCAAGTAGAACGGCTGACCAAAGAAAACACCAAGCTAAAGGAACTGCTGAAAGAGTGTAAAAGGCAGTTTGAAGAAGTGGAACTATATAGATGTGATGTTGCAGATACAGACCAAGAGGATTGGTTTAAAATTTCAACAAATCAAGCTAATGTTGCAAATAAAATGATTGCTAAAATCAACCAAGTATTAGGAGAAGAATAATGGAAAAGACGCCTGAAGAATTAACTATTGAAAATGAGAATTTGAAGCAGGGGAATATTAAAGTTTGGGAACAGCTTGAAAAATCAACCGAAATCTTATCTCATCACGAAGCCTACATTTCACTACTTGAGGAAGAGAACACCAAGCTAAAGAAAGATTTAAATCTGTTGATTGATAAGCTTTTGAAGGTAAAGCCAGAACTTGAAGAATGGGTTAAAATAAACTTTAGGTGTTGCGATGAGCAGTGATAAATATTTTTTAATAATGATGTTTATATGTGCTGTATTAATATTTTTAACAGTTTTCTTAGCAGGAGGTAAATATGATGGAACTTTTTCAAATAATTGTTGCAGCTGTTATAGTGTACACAGCTTACAAAATGGTAAAAAACAATAGGAGATTTTGATTATGAGAGATAGGTTTGAACAAATGGCAAAAAATGTTGGAGCAAGTTTGTCAAAGAATGCAGACAAGATTCTTGCAATTAAAGCAAGAGCTATTGACGAGTTTGCTTGCCCCTGTTATCCAGATGATAAAAATCATTTTTGTATTTCACCACTTTGTTTACAAGAGCTGAATACAAATGGTAAATGTCATTGTGGACTGTTTGTGAAAGAGATTATAAATGCTTAGATTTACTTATGCTTGTATGTTTGCAGGAAAGACGACACAGCTTATTAACAACTATGAATCGTATAAAATCAAAGGGTTAGAGCCAGTTGTTATTAAGCCTGCTATTGACGATAGAGAAGGTTCTTTTATTGGCTGGGGTACAACTAGCTCAAGACTTATTGGCAAAGAAATTCCTGCATACTATTACAGAGATATTAAAGAGGTTGATAACTTATCTTTTAAGACTTTGTTAATAGATGAAGCACAGTTTATGAGCAGAAAGGATGTCTTACATATTTCAAAACTTGCTGATAATGGTGTGTCGGTTCTTGCTTATGGTCTAAAGACAGATTCTTCTGGAGATTTATTTGAAGGTAGCAGGGCTTTGTTGGCGTTGGCTGATGAAATATATGAGATGGAAAACTTGTGTCAGATACATGGTTGTACAAATAAAGCAGTAGCCCATGCAAGGTTTGTGAATGGTGTTAGAGATTATTCCACAAACAGTATAGTAATTGAAAAAGGTAACGTAACATATAAAGCAGTATGTAGAAAACATTGGAGGGATTAATGTGGGAGAGATAGTTAGACTTCATATACCATGTCCTGAATGTGAAAGTTCAGATGCCCTGTCTGTTTACGCAGATGGTGGTGCAAAATGTTTTAGTTGTGGTCATTCTTGGAAAAACTTTGGAGGTGAAAAGGTGGTAGTTAAAAGTGATATTAATGAGGATGCTGGTAGATTTCCTCAAAACGGCATACCCGACAGAGGACTTACAGCAGAAACTTGTAAAAAGTATGGTGTAAAGGTTGTTGTAAAAGCTGGTGGAATTGCTCAACACATTTATCCATACCAGAATAAAGATGGAACAACAGTTGCACAAAAGATTAGAACAGTTGAAGGTAAACAGTTTCATTGTCTTGGTAACATGAAAGAGGCTGTTCTATTTGGTCAAACATTGTTTCCTGCAAATGGAAAATATATAACAATAACTGAAGGAGAGATAGATGCTTTATCAGTATATCAAATGCAAGGCGGTAAAGGTGCGGTCGTTTCTATCAAGGATGGTTGTAATGCCATTAAAGATATTAAGAAAAACTATGAATACATTGACAGCTTTGATAATATTGTTCTTTGTTTTGATGGAGATGAGGCGGGTAGAAAAGCGGTTACAAAAATTGCTGAACTCTTGCCACCTAAAAAAGTAAAGATTGTCAAGCTTCCAAAAGATATGAAAGACCCTAATGAGTTTCTTAAGGCTGGCAGGGCACAGGAGTTTATTAATAATTATTGGTGGAGAGCAGAAGAATACAGACCTGCAGATATTGTTAACTATAATGATTTATGGGATAGGGTACAAGAGTTTAACAAGACTAAATCATACCTTCCAACACCATGGTCTGGGCTTAATGAAAAAATTTGTGGCTTTAGGCCAACTCAGTTGATAGTGTTTGCTGCAGGTACTGGTATGGGTAAGTCAGCATTCTTAAAACATATCATTCATCATTATCTTAAGACAACTCAAGGTAAAGTTGGGGCATTCTTTTTAGAAGAGGTTGCAGAAGATACAGCGGTTTCTATGATGTCTTTAGAAGCTGGCCTAAACTTGAGAAGACCTGAAGTATGGAAGGCACAAAATGTTAGTGATTTGAAGAAGTGGTTTGAGGAATCTGGAGCAGAACGTAGACTTGAGCTTTACGATGGTTTTGATTTTGACGACATAGATTTGTTGATAGATAAAATCAGGTACTTGAACAAGGCTCGTGACTGTTCTCTTATCATTCTTGATCACCTGACAATGGTTGTTGACGATGCTGAAAATAGTACACAAGCATTGAACAAACTTGTTGCAGATTTAAAGAAGGTTGCAGTAGAGCTTGGTATAATTATTATCACGGCTTGTCACCTTCGTAAAGCACAGAATGCTGCTCACCAAACTGAAGAAGGTGGTCGTGTTACTTTGGATGACCTTAAACAGTCTTCTTCCGTTAAACAGTTAGCGGATATTGTGCTAGGTCTTGAAAGAAATGGTCAAAGTCCTGACCCAGTTGAAGCAAACACAACAAAGTTAAGGGTTCTTAAAGACAGAGACTTTGGTTCAAAAGGTTTAGCGGCAGCTGTGTTATATGATAAAGATACAACAAGATTAATTGAGAAATCTTTAGACGAGTTTGATGATGTAGATTAATTTTTAACAAAGGAGGAATTAATGAGAAAGGTTATCTGTGATATTGAGGCCGATGGTTTAAAACCTACTAAAATCTGGTGCTGTGTTTGTATGGATATTGCAGACAACTCAATAACAGTATTTAGAGATGGAGATGCAGACAAAGCGAAGGAGTATTTTAAAGATTGTGAAAAGGTTATTGGTCATAACTTCATAGGGTATGATTCAATATGGTTAAACAAACTGTGGAAGGTTGGACTAAAACTTGACAAGATTGTTGATACACTGGTTTTAAGCAGACTTGCAGATAGTTTTAGGTCTGGCCACAGTTTAAGAGACTGGGGAGAAAAGCTAGGTGTTTATAAAGACCACCATGAAGACTGGTCACAGTGGTCACAAGAGATGGAAAACTACTGCATACAGGATGTCAAAGTTACTTATGCTGTTTATAATAAACTTAAAAAAGAATTGTCAGGATTTACAAAAGAGTCTGTTGAAATTGAACACTGGTCTCAAGCAATTCTTGAACGACAGAGAATCAAGGGGTTTTTGTTAGACTATGACCTAGCTTTAAAGGTTAAAACAGAAATTGATCAAAAATATCTAAACATTATCAATCAACTACAAACATTGTTTCCACCAAGAAAAGTAATAGTTGGTGAATGGACTGCAAAAAGAACTAAAACCGGTGAGCTTAATGCAGTTAGTAAAAGAATTATTGATAGTGGTTTTGTAGAGCAAATTGAAGGAGATAAATATAACAGAATAACTTATAAAGAGTTTTGTATTGATTCACCAAAAGAAATTGTAGAACGATTAGAAGGTTGGTGGAACCCCACAGAAATGACTCCCGGAGGTCAGCCAAAAATTAGCGAAAGAAATCTTAACACTTTGAAAGAGGACGCCCCAGAGCAACTAAAACTTATTAAAGATTGTAAGGTTTTAAAGAGTCGTTCAACATTGATACAATCATACTTTGATGCTTGTGAAGAAGATGGTAGAGTTCACGGACAGGTTGTTTCAATTGGTGCAGGTACTCACAGAATGGCACATAGAAATCCCAATACTGGTAATATTCCTTCTAAAGGTTTGTACGGAGAAGTTTGTAGACAGATGTTTACAGTTGCACCAGGTCGTAAATTGGTTGGTTGTGATGCTGCTAACATACAGTTAAGAGTTCTTGCCCACTATCTTAAAGACGATGAACTTATTTATCAGATTGTACACAAAGATATGCACTATTTCTTCTCCCAGATTTATGGGTTGAATCCTAAAGATAAAGATTATGATGAAAGTAATCACGACATGGTAGCAGCTCGTAAGAAGGGTAAAACGTGTACATTTGCCATCATTATGGGAGCAGGGGTTGCAAAGATTGGTAGTATTCTTGGAGGGTATGACAAAGGTAAAGAGGCTTTTGACGGTCTAAAAAGAAATATTAAAGGTTGGTCAAGGTTCCAAAAAGAGATTGAGTACAGGGCTGGCGTAGGATATTTTGTAGGTTTAGATGGTCGCAAGATTCCTTTAAAATCTGCTCACTTTGGAATGTCAAGTTATTTACAGGCAGGAGAAGCCATCATAATGAAACGAGCCATGATTGAATCTTATAAAGAAATTAAAGAGCTTGGTTTAGATGCTTTTCAGGTTGCTGTTGTTCACGATGAAATGCAATATGATTGTGCTGAAGAATGTGCTGAACAGGTTGGCAAGATACTTCAGAAGCACATCATTGAAGCAGGGGTTCATTTCGGATTAAGATGTCCTCTCGGGGCTGATTATAAAATTGGTAATAACTGGTTAGAGACACACTAACAAGGAGGTTAAAATGATAAAAGTTTCTACACTTGGTAAGAATCAATATGTGATTGTTACAAATAGATATACTATCTTTCAAAGCTATGAAACTATTGTAGCTTTTATAGATAAGGGCGACCCTATGGGAGAAGTCCTTTATTATACACCGAAGAAATACTCAAAGATTACATCAAAGTATTTCAATTTGTTTAAACATGCTTATCATTTCTCAGGTATTTTTGAAGTATGTGATGAGCCAATATTTGAGGAGAAATTAAATGAGATATGTAACCTTTAGTTGTGAAGATGATGTTGGTGATAAACAAAGTATTAAAATCTCTTATGTTGATGACGGCACCATCAAGTCAAATCTGATGCACTTTAGAGAGTTTTTATCAGCTATGTCATTCACCGATGATACTCTAAACAAATTTTTAGATACCGATGAACTTTATTCTTGACAAAGATAGTTTTTAATGATACAATATATGTCGTGAAAGGAGAAAATAATGGCAGATTTAAAGTCTATTGTATTAAAAGATGTTGAACTTCGCTGGGCTTTTTTAGCAGCACCTCAAACAAGAGGAGAATATGCTTCTAACAAGTACCAAGTAGATGTTCTCATGGATGAAAAAAACATGAAGCAAATCAAAGAGCTTATCAACAGCCGTCAAAAAATTAAGAAGGTTGATGATAAGTATTCTATAACTTTGAAATCTTCACGTCAACCTAAAGTCGTAGGCCCTGATAAACATGTTTTATCTGTTGAAGAATTGAAAGCAATTGGTAATGGTACGACAGCACATGTCAAAGTTAATCAATACCAGGGATATAAAGACCAAGTTTTCTTAGGCCTGAAAGCAATTATGATTAAAGACCTTGTATCTTATAGCGGTGGTGACGACTTTGAAGAGATAGATGACAGCTCTGATGACACCTCATCAGACGATGACGAGCTTATCTAATCTTGTTGATGATATCAACAGATTCTTAGAGCAAACCCCAAAACTTGATGACAGCCTGTATCAAGAGTTAGCACAAGATATTGTGACAACAATTAAGAACAGGCTGTCTCAAGAATCAAGCAACAGGTCTTACTTATCTTTGTCATCAATAGGTAAGCCATTACGAAGAGTCTGGTACGATATCAAACAACCGCTTGAAGAACCTGTACAGGCTTCAGCAAGATTGAAATTTTTATATGGAGATATTATTGAAGACATTGCTTTGTGGTTAGCTAAAGTTTCTGGTCACAAAGTTGAGAGAAGACAAGAAGAAGTTGTACATCATGGTATTAAAGGACATATCGACAGTATCATAGATGGAGAGGTTGTTGATGTTAAGTCTGCTTCACCCCACAGCTTTACAAAGTTTTCTCAAGCAACACTCCCTCATAACGATCCTTTTGGTTATCTTGCACAACTTGAAGGATATGATGAAGAGGTTGGCAAAGGCAGCCCAGGTTTTTTAGCAATCAATAAAGTGACCGGTGAAATTTGTCTGTATCAACCTGATAAAATGTTTGATATGCCTAATACCAAAGTACTTATTGATAACGCTAGAGAAGCTTTAGACAAACCTACACCACCTGAAACAAAATGCTATGAGGATGTTGATGATGGTAAAAGCGGTAACAAAAAACTTAACACAGGTTGTTGTTATTGTCCATATAAATTCAGATGCTGGCCTGGTTTAAGGGCTTTCAAATATGCAGACGGTATAAAATATTTAACAGTAGTAAACAAAGAGCCTAAAGTAGAGGAGATAACGAATGGCAAAAATAATTGAAAATCAATGGAGACCTTTTGTGATATTAACATGTATTGAGGAGACTGAAGACGGTAAAACTATTGAGCATCCTCTTTACTTCGATGTTAACTGTCGTTGTGTTTTGATAAAAGACACTACAAAGAATGCAACTGTTCTCAACATTAAAGAGATTGGTTCATACTTGGTTAAAGAAACTCCCGAGGAAATCTTGGCAGTTGCTGATGAGATGATTAACAAACAAGCAGAAAAGATGGCTGAAGAAGCTAGAAAAAACTATGAAGCCACCATGCAATCTGTTGCTAAAACTGCTGAAAAACTTGGAGAAAAATAATGTATGTTCTGGTTATATCTGATACACATCTTTCACCATCGGTTGATATGAAAGACTTATGGAAAAAACTTGGTGAATATTGTGTTAAGTTTAGACCGGAATATATTGTACATCTTGGTGACGTTGCTGACTTTGATTCTCAAAACTGGTTGAAGGCCTCGAGGGGTCTTTATACGGTTGAACAAGAGCTCGGCAACGTTGCCAGCCATTTGGCTGCATTTGAACAAGAGCTTGATGATTATAAAAATTTGTGTCGAAAACAAAAGATAAAAATCTATAGACCTAAAAAGGTTTTGTGTCTTGGAAATCATGATATTCGTAATGATGTTTCTGGCTATATTTCAAACATGTTTTTATCAGCTGATTGGAGTATTTTTGATTACCAAAAACCGTTACAGATTGATGGAATATCTTTTGCTCACAACTTTACAAAGGGGCTCTCTGATAATGTATGCTTGAACTCTTTAGAGTTATTAGATAGTTGCCACAGTTCTGTTGTGTGTGGTCACAGTCATGTAAAAGATTATGCTGAGTCATATCGTATTGAAGACGGTAAAAAGATTTTTGCATTGAAGTGTCCTATGTTTAGCACGGCTTATCCAGAGTGGTCAAAGGGTTTAAGCAACAAATGGTCACGAGGATTTACAATAGTTAACACAGATTCTGGTGAGTTTCTTTGGAAAAATTTGGAGTCGTTAGATGTTTGATAAAGATTTTTTAGATTACGTTGATGAAATATTTCCAATTGAAGACGTCTTGTACATCATTGGTAAAGATAAACGTTGGTTATTAAAACAAATCTATGACGAGTTACTAGAACACAAGGAAGATTTCTTTCAAGGTGATGAATACTATTCGGAGATTTATGATGACTAAACGTTTTATTGGTATTGATCCAGGTTCTAAGGGCTGTTTAGCTATTTTACAAGGTAATTATATTGACTTTATAGACCTTGATAAAGAGTTAACAACCTATGAGAATATTGTTGACATTGTTCAAGATGATGGTCAAAGGTTTCATACATTTGTATGTGTCGAAGATGTTCACGGAATGCCTGGACAGTCTTGCACAGCTAATACAACCTTTATGAAGCTGGCTGGTTATGCAGAGTTAACAGGTTGGTTACTGGCTACCGCAGGTTTTATGAAGGTTTCACCATCCGTTTGGAAAAAACATTTCAATCTAATCTCAAAAGGTTTATCAAAAACAGAACGCAAACATCTTTCTATTGAACTAGCTAAAAATTTGTATCCGTCTGTTGCCGATCAGCTCACAGCTTCTAAAGATGGTAGAGCAGAGGCTCTTTTAATAGCGAGGTATTATCAAGATGTTTTGTCAGAACAAGAACTACAATGAAATAGCCCTTCGTCAGCTTGCACAATACTATTACCCAGCGTGGCTCATCCGTTACAAAGAATTTAAAAAACAATGTATGAAGATGTGTCCACGCTGTGGAAATCTTATAGCAATAGACAGCAGAGGTTGTGATAATTGTTTACAACAGTTTGATTTAAAGAGGAGAAAAAGTTGAGTAAAAGTATAAGTGTAAAAGATACCATTGAAGAATATGTATCACAATCTGACTGGAGGGTTAAAGCAAATGCTAATCAGTCTTATTCAGTTGGCGGCATGATTCTCAATGTTGTTGGTAAAGTTGTTGCCAATTATTGGTTAAATGAAATCTACCCAAAAGAGGCTGGAGAAGCCCACCGCAATGGAGATATTCATATTCATGACCTAGACTTTTTAGGTGGCTATTGTTGTGGTCACAGTCTTCGTGCATTACTTCAGGAAGGTTTTGCCGGTGTTCCTGGTAAGACCTCTGCCAAGCCACCAAAGCATTTGTCTGCAGCTCTTGGACAGATGGTAAACTTTCTTGGTACAATGCAGAATGAATGGGCTGGTGCACAGGCTTTCAGTAGTTTTGATACATTCTTGGCACCCTATGTTAGAGTTGATAATCTTGATTATAAGCAAGTAAAACAGCTTATTCAAGAGTTTATCTATTGCTGTGGTACTTCTTCAAGATGGGGTGGTCAAACTGTTTTCAGCAATATCACGCTTGACATTAAATGTCCAGAAGATTTAAAAGATAAAGCAGTGTTTATTGGTGGTGTTGATACAGGTACTACTTACAAAGAGTATCAAGAAGAAATGGATGTTATCAACATGGCTTTGTTAGATGTTGTATCAGAAGGTGATAAAGATGGTAGACCGTTTACATTTCCTATTCCTACTTACAACATTACAAACGATTGGGAATGGGATACACCGGTTGCTAACAAGATTTTTGAAGTCACTGCTAAATACGGCTACCCTTACTTCAGCAACTATGTAAGCTCTGACATGCAGCCATCAGATGTAAGAAGCATGTGTTGCAGGCTTCGACTTGACTTGAGAGAGTTGTTGAAAAAGGGTAATGGATTGTTTGGTTCTGCTGAACAGACTGGCTCCATAGGTGTCGTAACTCTCAACATGGCTCGTATAGGTTATCTGTTTAAAGATGGTTATCCTACTAATTACGAGGCTCTAAAAAATCACATAAGAACCCTTTGCAATATTGCTAAGAATGCTTTAGAGGTTAAGAGACAGTACTTAACAGAGCGTTTAGAGGCTGGTTTTTATCCTTTTACAAAGCGTTGGATAGGTTCTTATAGAAACTTCTTCAGCACTATCGGTGTCAACGGTATGAACGAGATGATCCGTAACTATACACACGATGTTGACAACATTACAACAGAGAATGGTATAGATATGGCTGAAGATATCTTAAACTTTATCAGAGATTTGATGGTAGAGTTTCAAAAAGAAACAGGACACTTATACAATCTTGAAGCAACTCCTGCTGAAGGTGCTACAACAAGATTTGCAAGGTCTGATAAAGAGAAGTTTTCAGATATTATACAGGCTGGTAACGAAGAGCATCCATATTATACCAACTCTTCTCAATTGCCGGTAGGTTTTACGGATGATCCTTTTAAAGCTCTTGATTTACAAGATAGATTACAAACTAAATATACCGGAGGTACCGTTCTTCACCTTTATATGGGTCAGAAAATATCTTCCGGAGAGGTTTGTAAACAGCTTGTTAAAAAGGTTCTTACAAATTATAACCTACCTTATATCAGCATTACACCGGTCTACAGTATCTGTCCTAAACACGGATATATTGCAGGTCAGCATAAGTTCTGTCCAATTTGTGAACATGAATTTGCTGCACAACGTTTAATTGAATTGAATAAATAGGAGGAAAAAATGTTATCAGAATTTGAAAAAGCAGTATTAAAAAACAACAGAATCAATGAAGACGATGTTGATAGTGTGTCTGAAGCATTGATTGTTACAATGAAAGATGGCACCAAACATCAGCTCGTTGAATGCTGGTCAAGGGTTATGGGATATTACCGCCCACAATCTGAGTACAATGTTGGTAAAAGACAAGAACATGAAGATAGAAAACTATTTAAGGAGCCTGAAACATGCAGTTAAAAATAGCTTATTTACCAAACTATGATATGTCTTGGGGGCCTGTTGGATTCGCTCATGAAACAGATGCTGGTATAGATCTTCGTTCAACTACCGATTTAGTTATTATGCCACATTGTTTTGCTAAGGTTCCCCTGGGCATTATCACAGAGTTTGAGCCAGGCTATGAAGCACAATTAAGAGCTCGTTCAGGCTTGGCTGCAAACTATGGTATAGGTCTTGTAAACGGTGTTGGTACAATTGATGCAGGTTATAGAGGAGAATGGGCTGCATTATTGATTAACCACGGGCCTTTACCGTTTGAAATCAGTCGTGGCGACAGAGTTTGCCAAGTAGTGTTTAACAGATTGCCACATGTAGAGATCGTTGATGGGCCTATTGGGTTTGATAATGATCGTGCGGGTGGTTTTGGAAGTACAGGAGTAGCATAATGAATAGAACAGAACTTTTAGAAACAGCAAACAAGATTGTCAACGGAGCTCGCCAAAATAACTACGGCAGTCCTGAGAATTGTTTTCAAACTATCGCAGACTTTTGGAATGTTTATTGGGGTCATACTAAGAGTCGTATGGTAAGTCCTAAAGATGTGGCTGCTATGATGATTCTTATGAAAGTTTCAAGACTTTGTAATGATATAAATCATGAAGATAGTTGGATAGATATTGCAGGATATGCTGCTAATGGTGTAGAGGTGTCTGATGGTGGATCTAGCAATGTGCAAAAATGAAGACTGTCCTGTAAAAAAGTCTTGTTACAGATATTTAGCAAAGCCGGACAGTTATCAGTCATATTTCACAGGCATAAAAGCAACTGAAGAAGGTTGTGATGTGTACTGGAAAGTATCTTCAGAAGAGGAAGTTAACAAATTAAATAAGGAGTGGTGGTAAATGTTAGAGCAATTTCAACAACTTACCAAAAAGTTTGAGGCACTTCGTCTTAAACCTTATAAATGCTCTGCTGGCAAGCTTACAATAGGCTATGGTAGAAACCTTGAAGACTGTGGAATATCTAGCGCAGAAGCCGATTACTTGTTTCAGGCAGATTTCAACAGAGCTATTCAAGATGCTATGGCATTATGTAATAAATTTGGCGTCAATTATAAAAATCTATCTGAAGCCCGTTTTTTTGTCCTTACAGACATGGCATTCAATATGGGCTATGATAGGCTATCAAAATTTAAAAAGCTCTTCAGCGCCTTAAAAAAGGGCCTTTATGACGATGCTGCCGATGAGATGGTTGACAGCCTCTGGTACAAGCAGACTGGTAACAGATCTAAAACACTTGTTAAAATGATGAGAACATCATCCCTCGTATAGCTTTGCACGACCTTGCTTAGCTAATAAATCAGCCAGTTGATTCCCGATACAAAGTTGTTGATAATGTTTTTGATGACCCTTTATCCACTTTATATCAGGTTTCAGCTGGCGTATTTTATATGCCAAGAGTCTCATACGCTGATGTCTTATATACGCATCTTTTGTTCTTGGCTTTTCTTTTATCTTATTTTCAATATAATCAATAGCTGTCAAAGAATCAGTATAAATTGTGCAATTCTTTCCATGACCTAAGATGGCTGCTAAATATACTGCAAACAGTTCACCATAATTGTTGTCGTCAGTGTTTAGATAGCTTGAAAGGGTTATGTTTTCAGCTCCTTTCTCAATGTATATACCAATCCCACAAACGTTTCTTTTATCATCAAATGAACTGTCTGTAAATATTTTCATTTTTTACTTGACAAACTCCATAAAGTATAGTATAATATCTATAAAGCCTTTCAGGGGGTAATTATAGATAATATAAAAGCTGTTAACAATTTATTAAAGTCTGTTAACAGCTTTTAAAGTTATTGTAAATTATCTAATTGTATCATACATTCAATAGCATCACCATACGTTACAACAGATTGTCTACAGTTATGTTTGATATTTCTATCAGTTCTTGCGCACCCTGGCGATAATGTCAACAGGGATATTGTGATTATAACAGTCACAATCTTCTTTAACATATTTTATTTTCTCCCTTATTTCTGTTATTACTTTAGCAGACTTATCCATAGACTTATTAAAGTTTGTGATAGTTGCTTGGGCATCTTTTAATTCCTGCTTAAGTTCAGTGTTTTTTTCATACAACAACCCTAGCAAAATCAAAGACACTATACAGATAATTGCAAGATATTTTGTCATACCCTATCTCTTTCTCTTAGAATAGGTCTGATGTAGTCCATCACAACACTTCTTACATATTGTGGCGTAACTCTTTTACGACCTATTGTAAAGCCATTAGAAGCAGCTTCTTCCAGCCAGTTGTCCTTGTTTTTGGCATGTCTGATAGCAGCTTTAACCCAGCTTGGCCCTTGATTGTAAGCAGCTAGTGCCTTGACTTCATCATTATCAAAGGTATTTAACATCTGTGAGAAGTACCATACACCAACTTTAGCACCGATTGAAGGGTCTTTTAAGTCCTCTAGCTTGGTTGATGCAGGAACTACACCAGCATTGATAGCATCTGTAAGAGCCGGTTTACGAACTTGCATAACCCCAATAGCACCGCCATCTTTGCTTACAATGTTTTTACCTCTGCTAGATTCTTTCATAGCGATGGCATCAACTAGCTCAGGCTCTACACCATACTGTTTAGCAGAACTATCAATGATTGTTTTATATTCACTGGACAAAGGCTGTTGAGCGGGTTGTTCTTCTTCCTCTTTCTCATACTTCAGACGTTCTTTAATAAGCTCGTTCTGTTTTTGTCTGAGGTCGTTGATTTCGTTTGTCCAATCTTCCTCATCTCTCTCCATAAGTTCTTGTATCCACCTATCATACTGTTGAATATTTCTTTCAAGTTTGTCTACAGGCAGCATATCTCTGAAAGCAAGTGTTTCACTGCCGCTTATAGTTGATGAAGTTACTTTCTCAGGCTGACCATTCTGTTCACGAAGTTGTTTTTTAACACTAGAAGGAGCTCTCATAAAATCTATCCTGGGTTCGTCACCTTCTTGTCTTGGCTGACCTTTTGTACTGTCTATTATAAAATCCTTAACAGTTTTAGCAGTTCTTGGTAGAGCTGATTTAAACTGGTCACGCCATTGAGGAGTCATGTCATCAAGTTCCCCATCAGTGTTTTTATTATACGGCAACACACCTTCTGTATATTTGGCGATAATACCTTTTTTAACCTCTGGTGAAAGACCTGCAACAGAGTTGTTAAACTCTTCACAAAGTTGGTGAGTATCTGATAAAGAGTTCCAAGTAGAATATGACTCATGGTCTTTTAACATTGCCAAAGTACCGTCATCTCTCATTCTGATACCACCTTTTCTAGCTGTTTCAGATATTTGAGCAAGTATTTGGGCATGTGGCTTATGTCTGTCAGAGTAATGGCCGATCCATTTAAGTTCCTCAACCCTGTTATTAACTTCTTTTAACTCTTTGTCACTAAATCTTCCAGAACCATTCTGAACAGCCATATTAATTCCGTGTGCAATTTGAGAAACATTGCCCATGGTTTTCTCTAAATCTTCTGGTCTTAAACCAGTCATTGTCATAGCCTGTTGAGCATAGTGTTCACCCATATTCAGGTTTGTTTTTACACCGTTTACAAACAGTTTATTAGTATACATACTATCGGTAGCAGCTCTATAGCTGTTGTTTAACGATGCTGTAAGAATTTGTGAAAACTCTCTATTTTCAACAGGGTTTCCAAAGTATGTAAACCATTGATTATCAGAGTCATAATCTATAATCCCTCTTGATGCCATATCAAAAGCTTTTTGCATAGACGGGTTTTTCAACAGTTCTGTCCTCATTTCAGCAGGCATCTGTTTAAACACTGCTAAATATGGAAACATATCTATTGCTTGTGCCCACGCCATATTTTCAGCATGCTCTGTAATTGATTTATAATATTGAGCAGCGTGTTCACTGTCTTGTTGAATCATATTAACAACAGTATCAAGACCTGTGGCTTTAATAATGGTGTCAGCTAATACAGCAGCTTGTTCAACACTTCCACCAGAACTTACAATATCATTCATAAGACTGTTTCTAACGTTTATTAGATCAGTAGCTGTGATAGCTTTATCAGGATGTTCAGACATTCTTTTAAATGTTTCTTGCATAGTACTGTTAATGCCGTATTTTACATAAGTGTCTTCAAGCATGGCGTTAATATTAGCTCTGTCATTTTCTGATAGACTTAGATTGTTTTTCTGTTGCTGAAGATTATAGATTTTATCTGACAGCTCGTTCATTTCGTCTCTTACAGCTTTAACTTTAGAATCAGACCAAGTACCCATATAGCTGTAACGATTGCGGTAAGCATCTAAAGAATCTAGGTCGCGTTTTGCTTCGTGCATTTCTTGTTCTTTTTGCACAGCTTCTACAGTTGCATAAACACCACCATCATACTTTGAACGAATTTTCCCCATTGTTACAGGATCACCACCAAGTGCAAACATGTTATCATCAAGCGCACGAATTCTGTTGCTAGCTTCTTCAACAGTGTAAGCACCTTGCCGCTGACCTTGCACAATCCTGTTTACTTCTCTTGCATAAAGATTGTAACGTTCGTCTTCTTCTTTTTTATTGTCTTGTGCTCTAGCTGTGGCCAAA